CCAGCACTCGTCGGATTTCTGTAACAGTAAGAGTTCCCGCGGGATAGGTTATCAGCTTGAATCGGCGTTTATACCTTTCAAAAAATTCCTTCACACTCTTTTTAGCCTGAGCCACTGTAAGTGGTCTACCCTTCTTTACCTTCTTCAACCAAACCGCACCTTTCCTCTCATTGCAACCATAACTGTCGCAAGGCTCATAATCAGGGTATTCCTCATACTTTTGTTGTAAGACTTCGAGGTTGATAAACTGGTGTGGGGCTTGCGTAAAAGTTGATAGTGATACTTCCTCGAAAATTCCGTGGTCACAGTTTCTGTCTGGTCTGTCGCATAGATCTAACTGATTGAGCACGCAATCTCCTACAGGTCGGAAGCGTTCTTGGCAGTATTTCTCTTTGTCTGAACGTTGCGAGATATATATACAAATCCTCCTTAATATCTGTTCTTCTGTCATGTCGCCTGCCTCGAAAAACGCAACATTCGCCTTCTGTCGAATAGCTCTCAATCCTATCTCCAACAATATAAAAGTTTTTCCTCTCTTTTCTGGCGCAAGTAATGAAACAAATCCTCCTCTAACAAATTGATCATTCCAAAGTTCGCCTAACGCTCCCGGGTAGGTCGCTACAGGCGTGTATGCTTGGGAGAACGCTCGTTCGATTGCTTCCATTGTTTCTTTTTTCTTCGATAAGTCTAATCCTAACTGTTCGTCATCAAATATGGACGGCTGGAATGATACCGCCAATTGCTCGGCTTTTTCGATTTCTCCCGCTTGAATGAATGCTTGGACTTGTTGATTGTGTTTTTCAATTTCCCGGGCTTTGAAGTATTCGATGGTCTTGTCATATAGGTAACCCGAATTGAATTGAGTTCCTCTACCATATTCGTCACTCAGGTCTTGAAGTAATTCCTCTATGTATCTTGCATCAGCCTTGGAAAGACCTTTCTTCAATGCGTCCATGTATAAATCCTGTATGTTGGAATCGGGAGCTTTTCCATACTTTTTGAAATATTCCATGCACCAGCCCGCAACGATTTTCAATTCAGGAGATTCTAACAAAGCGGGATTCCAAAATTTCTGAATCCGCTGTAAGTAATCTGTACTAACAATCATTCCGGTAACAATCCGACGTTCAATAAATTCTTGGTCATCTCTTATCAAAATAAATCCCCCTCCCTAGGCTTTCTGTCCTTATATATTATACAAACTCCTGTCGAATTATTTGTAATTCAAATCCTTCCAATTCTCCTTCTCTAATTCGCAAAGGAAGGCTATGTTACATGCCAGGTGCCAAAGGTGAGGTAGTCCGCTTTCCGGGTCTACTCCTAAAGGGTTTTCTAGGTATCTGAGCCAATGACGATAAGCGGCATCCCGGTACCTTTCTTTTTCAACATCCTTCCAACGCAACATACCTTGCTCACCGTATTTTCGACAACCATATTCCCTTATGGTGGCAATTGCCCAGATGATTTCGGACGGGACTAATGATAGGCGGGGTTTCCCAGCGTCAGCCTTAATTTCCTGATTGTATTGCATGGTTCTTCCTCCTACCCTCTTAAATAGGATTTCCCAGTTATTGCATCGCGTTCCAGATTATCGGTCTTGGCTTCGTCCCGACGGAATCTGCTGAACAATGAATGGTTCAGGTCAAACATGTCCAACCTAATGTCAGTAATCCAAGTATTGTCCCGAATCCAATCTATGTACCTGGCAATCAGTTCCATCGGACCGGGAAGAAGCCTGACCAAATCGCCAGACAGATATTGTTCTTGTTTCTCTTTGATTTGGGAATACAAATTGAGAAGGGTTTCCACAAGCGTTCCCTCGTCAACGGTTCCTTCAAACAGCACCTCTGCTGGTTCATAGCAATCCCGGTAGAATACATTGGCCAAGTCTTTGCTACCGAAGAATTGCCGCAACACTTTCTTGGGGTCTTTGGGGGTATCGGTAGAAATGGTTTTGGACTGACCGGGAACAGCCCCGGCCCGACGCATAGCGTCCTCAAGCTTGATAAATTTGTTACGCAGGCTGGAGCCACTCTCAATGACGGGGATGTACTGGCCTCCTATATTCTCTTCATACCAATCCAAGGCAGTCTCTACTCGTTGAATGAAGACACCATCAGTTTCTACTAACTTTCTAATTTCGTTTGCCCAACTAGCTATCCTTTGGGATGTCACATTAATCCTTTTATTTTTTCTAATGATGAAGGCTAGTTTTTCTGCTAATGGTACATATCGAAAATTTTTATCTTGTTTACTTTCTATCTTTGAATTTAGGTCGGAGAATAATATATTATTTTCTTTTTCGTTTTCCTTATATAAGTTTTTCTTAATATTGCTTGAATTTTTTAAGGAATATTGCTTAAAATTTTTAAGCATTATTGCTTGAATTTTTTGAGCATTATTGCTTGAATTTTTTAAGCAATATTGCTTAAACTGGTCCCCTGATTCATCGGTATTCTTTGCATTGGTTGAATCATCTGGAATTGGCTCAATTGGTTCATCTTCTTCATCTATAATGAATTGACTTAACAGTTCGCCGAAATCTATGAAGTAAAATTCTTTGCGCGGTGTGCATCTCATTTCGGTTCTTAAAACACCCGCTTCAATGAATTCTTTCTTGCATGTTCTGAGTTGATGTTCGCTTAAACCTAGTTGCTTGGTTTGTTCTTCATAAGTTAGGTAGAAACCCCCATCCGCAGTTAGCATACCTCTATCCCGAAAATATTTGTACTTGTCCATCAAGTTTGTAATGTAAGCAGCCTTAATTATCCCAACCTTTTGAATCAGTTTTTTGTTGACTGCCAGGAAAGCATCTGTTCGGAATATCTCCAATGCAATTTTAATAATCATATCATTGTCATTGTAACTGGTTTCATTAGTCCCTTTGGTTCTTTTCATCTAAAAACTTCCCTCCCTTCTGCGTCTCATTCGCTTATCGGGCAAACTTCCCACCCGTTTTCTTCAAGGAATTGTGAGTATTTTTCCAAATTGAATTTCCCCGGAGTATCTGTACATATCCAGAATGAACCTTTGATTCTCTTGGTCTTTTTGTCACGGTAACGTACCCGTGTGAAATATCCTGCTTCTTTGAGTTCTATCAATCCTGAGCGGATTGAATTATATCCCTCCTTACAGATTGAGTGGAGTGTCTCCAAATTATTAACACTAACCAATCCATTAACTTGATTGGAAAGGAGAATGCAAAGTATACCTTTGGCTTTACATGAAATTCTAGGGTCCCTCAGCATATCGTTTCGTATTTGAGTGAAGCCGGAGTCTGGGGATGCGTTGATAGCGTCTGGTAATCTTGTTGGAATTCTTCTTTCCATAGATTATAACCCCTCCTTTTTCAAAGTTAATTCGTCTTACATTTTCCTTCCAGCTCGCTTAGCACTTGTTCAAGTTTCTCTCTGTTCTCGGGTTTCGGTTCGCCGACGCCCCGCTCCCACGTCTGTATGGTAAGCAGTGACACTCCTACCAACCTCGCAAGTTCCATCTGGGACAATCCCAATGCTTTTCTCCTTTTCCGCAAATCATTTCTCTCCATTTTAGAATACCTCCTTCAATAATGCTTTCACAAAGTGTCTAGAGTCCTCAATTTTCATATCCCCAGGGTCGGTGTCTACAGTTTCAATGAATACCTTTTTCCTGCGGGCTTTGAGCTTTACCGCTAGCTTTCGAGCCTGTTGCTGAGCTTGCGGTTCGTTGTCATATACGATGAAGAACCTGTCATGAATTTTTGTTAATGCTAGCACCTGTTCCATGGTAAACGACGTTCCGAAAGTAGCGACCGCACAGGTCCCCAATTTCCAAACGTCTATTACACCTTCAACTACTATTAATGCCGGATGTTTACTCCATTTTTCCTCCTTTCCGTATACGATATGCTTGTGGTGAATCACTTCCCGTCTCATTGGACAGGCTAGATACCTTTGCTCAGCTTTCCCGGTGATATCTCGGGTCTGAAAGCTAACTAATTCGCCGCCCCAACGAATGGGGATGATGATTCGGTTTCCGTATGGAATTTTGTCGAGAAAACTCACTGGCCCAGTTTGTTTCAACTTCCATTTTTTTTCCAATTTTTCCGGGTCAAATCCTCTATTTTCCAGATATTTCTTCCCAGCTTCATTCAAGTGCTCGAAATAAGGTTGAGGGAATTTAACAGGCAATATACTCACCCGAGGTTCTTCTGCTTTCTTTCGGGTAGTTATCGTTGGTCCGGCGTATTCTTGAATCAGTAGCTTCATCTTTTCTACCGGTTGGTTCAGTATCCTGGCCAACGCGGTAGCTGTAGAGTGACCGCCGCATCTCCAGCAATGACTAACCATCGGTTGATATATGTTTATCCCCAGGTGGAAGTTCTTCGACCCGTGACAGAACGGGCAGTGGATATTTATCCAGCCTGCGGTGGAATGATGATGCTCCGATTCTGTTACATAGGGTATTCCGTAGTCTTGAAGCAGCTTTTCAATCCCCATTTTCTCCCCCCTGTATTTATTATACAAATTACTTCAAAATTATTTGTTCTGGTATTTCGTCCTCCTCATTTTTCGCTTCGTCTGAGTCATTCTCAACGTTTGTTTAATTTCACGGAAAGTAGCCCAGATTTTGTTTTCGCTCCAACCCCGGGCTTTTAACTCCCGTGCAATTATTCCTCGTGCTTCTCGAGGCTTATCAGTGTTTATATACACCTCGTTACTATTGAGTAGGAAGAAAATCATCTTTGCGTCTGGTGAAAGACTTTCAAACAGCTCCCTCCAGCTCTCTTCCGCAAGAACAACTTGTTCAGGGTCAAGTTCCTCTCTCTCTTCTATTATCATGTCTATGGCTTCGTCGTCCACTGGGACTTCTCTTTTGGCTTTCAGTAAGTTATTTATGTGATTTCTAACTACCGTCCATATGAACGTGGATTTCTTTCCCATTTCGGGGTTGTAGGAGGAAGCAGCCTCCAAATATGCAACGTAAGCCTCAGAACACAGCTCATCGAAGTCATCGAAGTCCAGGCCAGCGCTCCGGGCGTATGACCAAACCACTTTTCTCACGATATTGAGTTCCATTTGTTCATTGCTCATTTTTCCCCGCCTCCTCGCTTTCCAAATAACTTTCTATCAGTTCACTGATAAGGCTCTTTTCTTCAACCGGTTTTCCGTCTATTACAGCAGATAGTACCTCCTTCTTTTTGTCTAGCAATTTAGCGAGCTTATACTCCACAGTATTTTCGGCTAATAGGTAGTATATGTTAACAGCATTTTTCTGCCCAATACGGTGGCATCTATCTTCAGCCTGCTGAAGTTCGCCCGGTGTCCAGGGTAGTTCTAGGAAGGCTACCGCAGAAGCGGCTGTAAGGGTTAACCCGACACCAGCAGCTTGTATGTTACCGATAAACAGTTTTACATTTGGGTCGTTTTGAAACGCTTCTACTGCTTTATGTCTTTCGGGGATAGGAGTGGAGCCGTCTATTTTCACAGCGACATCCTTGAATTCCTTCATTAGTTTGTCAATAACCTCTTTGTGTACAGCGAATACTACCAGCTTGCTTCCATCTTCGATAAAATCCTGTATCCAGTTGATGGCCTGCTTCATTTTCCCTTTGACGGCTAGCTGTTTCAGTGCCTCGATTTTTACGAGGTGTTCTGCTTTCTTCGCTTTTTCAGCGGCTTCTTTTCCTTTTATCTGCTGGAGGTATTCGATGAATTCTGATTCAGCGGTCGAATACTCTTTTTTGTTGTCAAGCTCCATCGGCACAAAGGAATACAGCTTTTCAGGGAGGTCTTTTAGCACGTCAGCTTTCCTTCTCCGTATCATTATGGTGCTAGTGAGGATTTGGTTCAATTCCTCTTTGTTTGTGGCACCCGAGAAGTCCCAACCGAAACCATTATGACGGGCTCCGCAGTACCGATGAACGTATGTCCAGAAGTTCGGGAACAGGTTTCTGTCTAGGATTTGGAATATATTGAAGCCTTCTACTGGCCTGTTTACGATTGGCGTTCCAGTGAGCGCTATGATGTGTGGTATACCTTTTGCCAATTTCTTTGTGGCTTTTGTTCGGATTGCGGAGCTGTTTTTGACGTAATGCGCCTCATCTATTATAAGGACTTGGGGGTTGATAGCTTGGAGTGTTTCAACCCAATTGTTTAGGATGTCGTAGTTGATTATTATTATGTCTTCGGTAATCGGACAGGGTTTTGTTCCCTGAAGGATTTGGACCCTATCCCCGGTGGAAAGCGTATCCTTTATTTCCTTTGCCCAATTCAGCTTCAACGATGCCGGACAAAGGATTATTGCCGGTCTTTTCTCTGGATGGAGCTGAAGCCATGCAGCGGCTTGTATAGTTTTTCCGAGTCCCATTTCATCCGCTATAAGGGCCCTTCCTTTTCGCTTTTCAATGAAGGCTACGCCTACCTTTTGGAATGGAAATAATTGCTTTTTGAGGCCAGGAACCTCGATTCCTTTTTCTATTTCTTCTGCTTGGTGTAGGAGTTTTTCTAACTCTGCATCGATTACAAACTCCGCGTCCTTCAGTTTGTTTATACTATCCTTTGTTATTGTAGCCGTCCAATATTTTTTATCGGGATGGAAGCGTCTTCCCGGGAGTGATTTTATCAATTGTAGCAACTCCGGGTCGAATTTAAAGCGGATTTCCATTGTTCTGTCGTCTACTTTCTTCACTACGTTCATTTGCTTTACTTTCTCTTGTTGCAGGTGAGGGTAGGTAATCTCACTTCCGTCAAACAATTTTTCGATATCAAACCCTCCAGCATGTAGTTGTCCTTGATACTTCTTTAACATTTTTAATGCCGCCTGAGCTTGTCGTTTTGTCCATCTCTCCTGTTCAGCTAGACTCTTTCCAAAGCTAGCGTCTGTTTTGTTAAACCCATGACCATCCTCGGAAATCGCCCCGTCGCATCGGCTTGCGAGGTATCTCACCGCTTGCTGTATCATCCTTACGTCGGGCATCTAGAAAACCTCCTCTTTCGCCTTTATTTTGGAGGAAGAGAGCTTTGAGCTCCCTTCTAATTCTCTTGCTCTTCTTTCATCATTTCTTCCAGTTCCAGTTCTTCCAGTGCTAGGATTGTATCAATGTAACTTACCATGCTTCCTCCTAGCCAGTTACCTCTGTTCTCTAAAGCTCCATCGATGTGCGCCAACCAGTAGCTCTTTGACATCGCGTATACCTCTGGCGCTACCTCTCTCAGTACCTCTTCCATTTCGTCCATTGCTTCGTAGATTGTCTCTTTCAGCTCCTCTAATCTCTCGATTGCCTCCCTGATTTCAGTTTTTCTCATCTGGATTACCTCCTTTTCGTTTTCGTTCTTTCTATTATTATTATATATCTTAGTTAGAAAAAAGTCAAGTGGTTTTTTAAAAAATTTTTCAAAAAAATTCCCGGCGAAATAGCCGGGAATTTCTGCTAAATCTTCCAGTTCGCCAAGATATTTAGAACCTTCTCCCTGATATCGCAAAGTATCAACAGGCTTTTATCTTCTAGGGCTTGCCTGATTTGTTCCTGTTCCAACTGCGGTAATTGCTGGAATTCCTTTGTTTTATATAGAACGTCCTTGCCTTTCTCTATCAGTTCCTTTTCCGCTTCAACTAATCCTTTTTGTAATTCATCGACCCTGTGTTTTTTCCTTAACTCCATATCTATGTCAATGAATTTCTCCAAATCCTTCTTGAGTAAATCATCGTATTGGCGCAGTTCTTTTAGATATTGGACCTCCGCCTCCTCGTATTTCCTCTTTGCCGCTTTATATTTCTCTTGTAGATTCTTAAAGTTCATTTTCCTTCCTCCCTTTCAATTTCTTCTTCCTATTATTATTATATATCCTCATCGGCAAAAAGTCAAGCGGTTTTTAAAAATTTTTCAAAAAAAATTTCTTGGCTCAAAACTGGTTTACTCAAGCAGCCGACCCAACTTATTCAAATCTTTTACTTATTAAAAAGTAAAAAAGGGACATACCAAAAAAGTGGCATGTCCCTGTGGCTGTGCTTAAAGTGACGTACCATGGGTGTTTTATTCAGAATATTTCCGCCACCTCCCTTTCCTCCCAAGTGGCGGACAGTATCTGTCCGTCCCTGTAAATGTAATAGTACGCCCCGGGAGCACCGTATAGTCTTCCACTATAGCCAGTTCGGAAGACTATATTCTCCGGCATGACGGCAACTAATTGACTACCACTTCCCATCCTGCCGGCGTCTCCTTGGGCAATAATGCCCTCACAAATGATTTCCCCCGGGAATGGATGGAACTCGATTTTTCTTTCAAAACCTGCGTCCCACCTCCAGATACCTTTTTTTTCTGGTGGTGTAATAGCAGCTACAATTGCCTCTACTTCTTCTCTTGTGTACCTTTCTTTTTCGGGCACGCTTTCTGGGAAACTAGTGTACCATTCACGCACCCAGTACTCTTCTTTGCGGTCGCCCGTATGGGAGTTTCCTCCTCTGAACCCAATCTCAGTCCTGAAAACACAGATACATTTATCTGTAGTATCTGCTTTTTCTGTTTGGAACAACTTAGGCTTTCCAGCCTTCGTTGTTCCTACTTTTGCGGAATGGACATGGGTACGCCCTTTTTCTTTCCATTCCGCATAAGTATCGGGAAGGAGTTGCACTGGCAATATTCCAAGATTCCTCCCTCTCCCTTCCTCACCTACAATGATCGCAGGGATGGTAACTCCCGCACCTTTCAATGTGAAGGAGTCAACTCTGACTCCTTCTGTAACTTTTCCATTTTCGACGGTGAAAATTTTCATTTTCATTCCTCCCTTTAATATAGCTTTTCTTTGCCAGGATTGATGGCTCCCGGCGGGCCTCATTATCACTTTTTAGTGAACGACTTCGATGATGCCGTATACCTTATTCTTGTAAAGGTCAACGGTTCTGCCGGCGTTCTTACCGAATTGTCTGTCAATTGTTTTCCAGAAAGTGAATGTTGCCGTTTGGTTCATTTCATATTCGCGTGTAACCTTACCATTTGTTGTACATTTAGCGTGCGTCATATGAACTCTAATAGATTTTTTATTGACCCTTACGATTGTGCCAGTGATGAACTTCTCATGGGGGAATATGTCCCTTGAATATCCATCGTGAATCTGTACCATTTCGTTAACTTTCATTTTTCCTTCCTCCCTTTTTGTTTTCGCTCTTCCTATTATTATTATATATGGCTTGAAGAAAAAAGTCAAGTGGGTTTTAGAAAAATTTTGCAAAAAAATTTCCCGGCTATTTCGCCGGGTCCCTATTTCAATCTCTCCAATCCTAAGATTATATTCACAGATACTTCAGTGAGAGCCCTCTCGAAAGCTGCTGTACAATCATCCGCTCCAGTGTATTTATGAACCACTTCGTGGAGTAGAGTGTGGAGCGTCTGGCGAAAATCATTCAGTATTCCTCGCCTTAAGTATATCCTGTCTGCTCCGCTTTCATAAGCACCGTTTATCTTTGAGTTTCTTGCTGCATTGACTACTCCGTTCAAATTCTCCATTATAATCACCTCGCCGACTGGATTGTAGTATTTTTCTACCAATCGTTTTGCTATTTTCAGGTTGTTCCTCTCTTCATCTGTTAGGTCTTTTATTGCAATTCTCTTGCATGACATTCTTCTGTCTTCGGTAGCAATTTCTGCGGCGGTTCTTATCCCGGCGGAGTTCAACAATCCGTACCAACTATTTGGGATGTCTACAACTTTGTATCCGAGATAGTTTGCTTGTACATTATCATCAATTTTGTAACTGCTCAATACCGCATCTTTCCCGACAACTTCATGAAATACACGTTTCCATAACTTAAGGTTCTTTTTGCTCACCATCCAGCTGGGCAGTCCAATTTCGACTTCCCAACTGGCCTCGCCGTCAAGCAGAGCTTTCATAATCTCTTTCATGACTTTCAAGGATGAGGTTTCTGCAAGTATTCTTCGGACATGGGCCTCCACCTTTTCCCGGTCAATGACTTCTCTGTCTCTGTTTCCAATGTCTTCTCCAATTTCTTTCTCATATAAGTGGTAACTGAACAATGAATCAGATATTTTTCCAACTCGTGCCCCATTTACATAGATATAACCGCCGGGTAGGCTAATTCTACCTTTTTCAATCCACTTGAACCCTTTTCTTTCTGATAGAAAGCACTCAAAGTAGGATTTCCCTTCATCCAGTTCCTGTTCAGTACACAAAAACCTTATTGTGGTACCTTGATGCGTTTTAGCGTGGCAAGGTTGCATTGGTTGAATATTGAGGACCATAACCTCGGTGTCATATAAGTCGGAGTGTTCAATGGTGGGGCGAATAATCGTTCCGTTTGACCAGATTTCTACATTTCGGCACTCCCGGGCTAATACTAAGAGTGCCAATTTTAAACCTTCGCCATATTTCCCGATAGCATCCAAACCTTTCTCGCTAACTCCTAGTGCTAGATGCCTCAGTTCTAATCCCGGGCCGAAATCTTTTACCATCGCCGCCCCGTCTTTGTAATAGATATATCCTTTGCAACAGAATTCGTTTTTCGTATCAATGTAATTTTGAATAATCTCTCTGATTCCCTTAATCACGTCCCAATTCTTTACGTAATTAGGACTAATTCCAGTGATAATTCTTTTTGTTTCTACTTTTCTTTTCATTTTTGAAATCCTCCTTCTTTTCAGTGGGTTGAGTGGACCGGGAGAAAACCTCCCGGTCTCGGCATTCTTGAGATTGTCCCTAGCCCTGCACTATTGTTACCCTGTAGAACTTGAAGGAGAATCCTTCTGGGAGGGTAGTAGCGCCCTCTGGGAGTCTTCCCCCTACCAGCTGAGCTACGTATAGTTCAGTGTTTTCATCTAGCGTTACAAAAGCTCTGTTCATGGGTACTTCAAACCCTAGCATGTTTGTTAATACTGCTGCTGTATCCGCGTGTCCTATGGCTGATACTACATCAGCTGGTATATCTTCGGGCGCTATTTCATCGAATCTAACTAGACCTCCTTTCTGTAGCATCTGAATACTGAAGGCATTCACAAGGTACCTTTTCATTTTTATTCCTCCTATTTATTTATTTTGCGCCGGGATTGACCGCTCCCGGCTGGCGGTATTCTGGCTGGTATTCTCAGCCTTGTCTCTTACCCTACATTAAACATCTTTCCTTCATGCTGAAATATCGTTGCTCACCAATAATTACGTGGTCTAAGACCTCAATGCCCATTATTTTGCCAGCCTCTACAAGCCGTCTTGTTGTCTCTATATCTTCCCGGCTCGGTTCAGGGTCCCCTGAAGGGTGATTGTGAAGGCAGATAATTGCGCTTGCATTATTAAGCATTGCAGCTTTGAATACCTCACGCGGGTGAACAATTGTAGCATTCAAACTGCCGATTGATATTGTATGTACTCCTACTATCTTGTTTTTGGTATTCAGACAAAGGATGCAGAAATGTTCCTCTGGCTCTTCGTGGAGTGCTAAAAGCTGCTTTGCTGCCTGGTAAACTTCTTCCGGTGATTTGATAACCGGAACTTCGTAAAGTACGCTATCCTCTTTGACCATTTTTAAGGTGTAGAAATTAATCCTTATCATGTCAAAGCCCTCCCTTTTCGTTTTCGCTCTTTCTATTATTATTATATATATTGCTTCGGAAAAAGTCAAGTAGTTTTCTAAAAATTTTTCAAAAAAATTCCCGGCTCAAAGCCGGGTTACTCAAGCAATTGTCAATGCTAATTTAAAGATTTTCTGTTAAGATAAAAGACTATTTCATTAATTTACAATGTTTCTCAAAATAATCCACTGTGACATATTTCCATCTGTTTTCTGTTATTGAAAATAATTGGACACAAACTATTCCTTCTTTCACTACATAACTAAAATCTTTTACTAATTCCATTGTAACCATTGTAATCCCTCCTGTTATAGGTTGAGCGGAGCGGGGAACTTTGCTCCCCGGTCCCGGCCTTCCCGGGACTGTCCCTAGCCCTGCTGTACCATTACTGGAATAAAGATAAGTCTATAATTTTCAATTTTCGGCTATTTTATTCTCATTATTTCCCATGTTTGGTTGTCTATTATAAAATCGTTACGACGTAGAATATGGAATGTTGACTCCGGCATTACTATATAATAGCTTTTACGATAGTTGAATATCTTAACTATCCAGTGATTAAATCGAGGATGAGAA